TCTACCTTTAAGCCCCATACCTTTTTCTTTCTTCTCTCGCGTTGACCATCTTTGTTCTCCACTCCTCAAATCCAACTTCTAATGATTTGAGTTCCACCTTCAAAGAAGATATCTCTCCTTTTGCAGTGCCAATCAAAAGTCGTTTTTTGAAAAGCTCATCAGAGGATTCTGCTTGAGTTTCTTGAGCAGAAGATGTTTTAGCTCCAGCGGCAAACGCTTTTATCTTTAACTCGGCAAGAAGTTTTTTAACCGAGGCATCTGCTTTAGCCAGACCTTCCTCTGCTTTTTTTATTTTTGGGGCCATATTTCGTATTCGATGCTCCCAAGATTCTTTTATCTCATCATTCATATAGTCCATTTCCTTGGTGCTTCATAGAGCCTGTAACAATCACCACAAAAGAATGTTTTGCCATTGTGGTATGGGGCTGTTTTGCCGCAAATCTCTCCATCTAGATTTGTAGCTCTACACTTCTCAGTCTGCATGGAAGTCCCACGTTGTTTTTCACTCATCAGCTTTGTTGCTAAGAGCCTCATCCGCCCTTGAAGAAAGAATCTCACTAATCTCATACTCAAAAGCCTCTATCTTTGTCATTAAACTATCTTTCTGCATGTCGGTTAGAAGCTCTTTATCAATAATTCCACGAACCCTATCCAGTATTTCTGCATACCCATCATAAGTTTTAATCGCCATCGACATCTTTGTTTTCCTTGTTGAACTTTTTATACATAGAGTCAAAGATTTTCCTACCTTCTTTGTCTGAATAAATCCTCAAGCCGAAAGATGAACGCTCATCGTCATTCATAAACTTCCAGTTATCATAGTTATCCTGATAACTTCTTGAGTTGTTGTATTCAAAACTTTTCATAACCATCTTCACCTCACATTGTCTGGGGGGCGCAAAATATGTACTAGTAAATAATATTTATAACCCCCTGTTCGCCAGGCTCTCTAGAACGGGATATCGTCGTCGTCAAAATCATCTGGCTCAGACACAGGCTCTGGCTTTCGCTCTGGTTGCTGGCGTTGCTGTTGCTCTTGAGGGACATCTAAACGTGCATACTTGTACTCGTTTCCATTCTTGCTGGTTCTGTCCCACAGAGCGACCCTCATCTCAACCCCATCAGAGTTACCTGATTTCAACTTGGTCACAAGCTCTTTGAGTATCTCTTTTGAAAGCATCACTTTGCCTGTCCAATCAGGCTGATTAGATGCTTGTTTGTAGTTATTGGTGTATATCGCACCATCCGACTGCAATCGTTCTTCCATTATTTTTTCTCCGTTGTTTCTATCGACTCAGCAACCGCTTTAAATTGAGCGTCTAGCTCCCCTTTTTGTTTTGCATGTTTGGACTTCAAGCGACCAATGTGTTCTTTGTTCAGCTTGTAGAACCCTGTAAGAGATTCTTTGCTGTCGTACCGAACCATCATCTTTGCCATCAACTCAACATAATGCTCTGGAAAATCAGAACTGAGCTTCGTAATAGATTGTTGATTCTTGAGATCAGTCCAGTATCCATTCAATGAGTCCTCAGTTTCATGCATATCAAGCAATCCTGTCATCATCTCGACAAATTGGCTTGCCCATGCTTCGTCTGGCTTTTCAGCTTCAGGCTCCTCTTTTGGCTCTGGCTTTTCTTCCTTCGCCTTTTTCTTAGGAGTCTTTTTATCCTCTGGTTGAACATCGTTCTTTTCGTCAGGCAAGCCCTCTTCGACATCAACTTCCAAGTCTTCTGGCTCAAGCGTTGCGTAAACGCCCATGCCTAATCCAAACATGGCTATATTCTTGACCAAACATCTCATTCGATTATCACTTACTTGCTTTGAAGTAGGATTTACCACAGGGTTATTCTTATAATCCATAACTGGTAAAGGCATACTCCTAATCAGCTTTCCAATCTTTACAGATGTAACCACTTCAGCCGTTCCATCAGGTAGCTGACGATAAGGCAAACCATCCCAATCATGAAATACATACTCGGCATGTGGATAATGCTTCATCAGAATTACCCAAGCCCTGCTCCAAGAAAGATAAGTCAATTTACCTTTCTCTTGTGTGTACTCTGACACATCTTCTTTTGCTAACGTCTTCCAGACATCAGCATAACTCAACTCTTCAACACTCATTGTTTCTCCTCAACTTTGTATTGATTGCAAAATTCAGCCACAGAACAATAACTTTCACATCGAGTAGATTTTCCTTCAAGAAACTCTATGCTCAACTTGTCCTTGTCTTTGTGACTCCCCAAATACTCTTCAGCTTCATCCTGAGAAGAAAGCACTCGCAATGCGCTCTTTCTCCCCTCTTTGACAACCCTAAAAGTATCTTCTTTCTTCCACCGATCAGCATCGGAACACTCAGGCAATGTGCCACTGATGAGATACTCCGCTTCTGCTTCTTGGTGCAATGAAACTCTTTCTTTGATGAAATCTAGTTGTTCTTGCTCAGACCACATCGGTATGTTGATAACCGAAACAGGCGCAATCGGATAATCACCACCGCTCCGCTCGTATTGAAACTTTGACCAATCCCTGCTGATGGCAACGATATTTAACTGGTCAATATTTAAATCTGTGTTTTGTTTGGCTAGCCATGCGTAGCAGTTCAACTGCTGAACCCACTCAGGTTTTTCGTCTTTTAAAGCGTTCATCACAGTCCACGCGCTAGTGACCTTGTAATCCTTCAAAGTGTTTTCTTTGATGGAAATGCTGTCGGTCTGCCCAGAGATAGTCCACCCACTAACGTCAGCATACATCCTCTCTTCTGTAAGAGTGTCCTCGTTGCCCTCGTTGGCCCGCTCTAAGATGGTGTGTACACTTTGACCAAGAAGTATCCAAATGCGCTCTGAGATGTCTGTGGTGAGCTTGTCAGCGTACTCTTCAGACAGGATTGATATCTGAGGGGGCTGAAGCAATCCAGTGATAGACTTAACTGAGTCACCTTTGGAGTAGCTATCGTTTTCCACAGCACGAATGATCTCAACAGGTATGTTGTGTTTGTTCGTGTATTTCAACTTGTCCTCCATACTCGCCAATAAACAGGTTCTGTCTTTTCTGTATACATTGCCCTTATGATAAATTTTCCTGTAATCTCTTCACGCTTAAACATGTTCCACGCTCTTGCCCTAAAGCGCATAGCGACTTTATAATCACTAAATCCAACGCTGTCGCCAACATACATGTTCAAGATAGTCTCTCTGATGTAGTCGTTTTTTCTTCTCGCGCCTCGACCCTTGTTTTCAATATTGGGTATAGGAACATCGGTATCTATGCTTAAAGTCTCCATATGCCAACTCCATCGTCCATCTGTCGCACTGTGAATTTTTTGTGTGGATTTTTGTGCCTGTACCGCAACACAAAGTTTCTTATTATTTTTGTTTCTTTTTCTATCTTTTGCTTGGGCAATCCGATGTGTATGTGATCGCCTGTTTTCATAGAATCCAAAGGAATGTCGTATTTTTTCGGCCTCCCGCTGTTCAAAGGTAATGGGACACCTTCGCTAATCTCAAAGCCCATTTTAGCTCCTATCAATATCGTGTCTTGATGAAGTTTATATGATGTCTTGCTTGTGTGCAAGAGATGATTTATCATCCGATAGATGGAAGCGAGATTAAAATTATTAGATGGGGCGATTATTAAGCAAGCGATCCGAGATGTTGCTTCTAAGAATCCAGAATTATCCAATAAGGCAATTCTTTATTTCCACTCTAAAGACTTTGTTGAGCTTTGCCAGAGACACCATATTGATTCAAATCAGGTGTCCAAAAGCATCAAAGAGTTATCAAAATATCCACTGATTTCAAAGAAGAAAATTGCCAATGAGATAGCGAGGTTGGTAGATGGGCATTTTGGAGAATGGTCTTAGTAGGTATGTACTAGGTGGTATGTACTTACTAAGTTTTTAAAACAATAAGTATCTACTCAGTAGTAAGTATATACATAGGTTGGAGGAAAAATGGTCGAGAGTCAACTGGAAGATATAGAATTTGCAATCACAAGACAGGTAAAACAAAACGGTCAACAAAAAATACAGTGTCCGAGTTGTCACCACACGCGAACAAAAAACAAAAGAGATAAGCCGCTATCAGTTAACGCTGATGCTGAGAAAATTGTTTATCACTGCCACCATTGTCAGCTACAAGGCATAATTAATTTGAGAGGGAACGTCATCGAAATGCCAAAAACCAAGAAGCCAGAACCAAAAAAGAAGGAGATTACTATCTCGTCAGAAGTTAACCAGCAAGCATATGATTGGTTGAGAGATAGGCGCATCTCTTCAGAGACAGCAGAAAGCCTGGGAGCCGTCTTGGTGAAAAAAAATAATAAACCAGTCATAGGTTTTACTTACCTTTGCGAGGATTCGGGTGAAGTTGATGCTGTGAAATGGCGTTCTGCAAACGGTTCAAAGGATTTTTGGTGGGAGAATACAGCCAACAAGTTGTGGGGTAGACAGGTTTACGATGATGACTTGGAAACGATCCAAGACACTATTGTCATCACGGAAGGCGAGATGGATTGTTTGGCCATCAAAGAAGCATTCAGCGGCCATGCCAACATATATGTTTACTCAGTTCCTAATGGCGCACCAAACAAGATTACTGATTCCAAGATTGATCCAAGTGAAGACGGTAGATTTAAATACGTCTGGGAAGAGAGAGAAAAGTTTGAGAAGGCCAAGCGAATTATCTTGGCTACTGATTCAGATACTGCGGGTGATGTGTTAGCAGACGAACTCAGCAGAAGACTGAACAAAGCGAAGTGCTTTAGGGTTGATTACAAAGGGCATAAAGACGCGAATGATTTGCTGATCGCGCTTGGTGTAGAGGCGGTCAGAGATCAGGTGATAAATGCAGAACCTATTCCTTTGCATGGTCTTAACAACATTGAGCATTATGCGGATGAGTTTCAATCTCTATACGAGCAGGGCAAACCAAAAGGGGTTTCAACTGGAATACAATCGGTTGATGAGCTTTTTACCTTGCAAACTGGGTACTTAAATGTTGTTACAGGTTATCCGGGTGATGGTAAATCAGCTTTCCTTGACCAGTTAATCGTGAATGTTGGTAAAACCTACGGCTGGAAAACGTGCTACTGTTCTTTTGAAAAACCACCGTCACTCCATGCAGTTCAGCTAGCTCAAATACTTACTGGTAAACCGTTCTTTGAGGGGCAAAACCCAAGGATGAGCCAAGAGGAAAAGGATTACGCGAAAGATTGGATTAACGAACACATCCTGTTTCAGGATTACATGGATGGTGGGATGCCAACAATAGAAGCAATCCTCGAAAAGGGAGCAAGTGCCGTGATGAGATACGGTATCAGAATCCTAGTGATTGATCCTTTCAACTTTATACACAGCGACTACAAAGGTTTAGAGTCAGACATGGTTTCAGATATGCTGACCAAGGTTCAACTGTTCTGCAAGCAACACGACATTCTGTGCTTCTTTGTCGCCCATCCAACCAAGCCAGCGGAAAGAGGAAAGAAAACAGTCGTCACTGGAGTAGACATTGCAAAATCTATGGCTTGGTTCTCTAAGGCTGATCTAGGATTGACTGTTTTTCGTGGAGACAGTAACGTGGAAGTGCATTGCTGGAAGGCCCGATGGGGTTGGCAAGCGAAAGTAGGTAATACGTCACTCACATTTAATCCCTTGAATGGACGGTATGAAGAAGCAGAAGAAATCGAAGATGACTTTGATTGGGAAATCTGAAGAAGTTCATGTCAACGATGTCGGGAATCCCTACCTGCATTCTCGACATGAGGTTGGCATATCCAAATTTGATAAAGGCAAAAGCGGCAGAGCCATTGTCTACGATCAACACATTATTGATACGCTTTTTAAAAACAATCTTCTAACCCCAAAGCAACATCAGGTCTGCGACAAATACCTTAGTGTAATAGTTCAATCAATCCACATGTCCAATCCGCAGATGGCGGAAAGAATATCAACTGGTAAATATTATATTTCAGCAACTCCACGCAGCGGGCTGCTCATCAAAGTGCAAAGACATTTAAAAAAAGCTGTCGGACAAAAAAACGAAAATAGGTTTTGGGTTTTGATGTGTGATACGCCCAAGTCCATCAGCGAAAAGGACGTTACAATAATTCAGGTTTGCGCTGACGCACTAAGAAACTTCTACTATGTTAGCGATGACCATCCTGTTTCATCGTTTCAGCAAGCCCTTCAAGCCCAGACTTGATAACGGCTGGTTCTGGTTCGTTTTGCTCTACAACTTCGTCAGGCTCTACCCCAAGTCGTTCAGCTTCCTTATGAATTAGATAAATGATCTGACTATTTCTTGACCTTGGCGGCATCTCAGACTTCCTTATCTTTTCAAGCAAATCATTAGTCTCAGCAGAGCATCTAATGAATATGGTTTTCTCTTCCATCCTCATATTCTCCATAAATTATTTCAGGACTATCTAAAACTTCAGCTATGGCTACGCTCTCCCTGCCTGTTTGCCAATACCTGTTTGACTGAAGGCTCTCAATGGCGTGAGCCATATAATCATCGTTTGCTTTTAGCAGTGGCGACTCAAGTAAAGTGATAGCAAAGATGGTAGCGTCCTCTTCGTTTTCGTAAAGCCACACATAATGCTTCCACTCACCCATAATGTTGTACGACTTAGGGTTTTCTGGTTCTGGATTAACTATCTCGAACGTGTGCCTAATCACTGCAAACATAAACCAACCCCAAAAAATTAGAATTTAGTTTATAACATAACGCTAGCAATGTGAATGCGCTAGCCACCTCCACACATAACAACGGTTGCGAATAACACTGCTATAGGTTTTTTCTTTCAACGCAAATACTACTGGAATGAATAACGAGTTCCTGGCGATTCCCAGCGATAAATAATATTTACTGGTCACAGATAAACAAAGGCTTGCAGACTATCTATCTAGAATCTGGGCTGAACCAATCACAACAAAAGTTGTAGCTGTACACAACATAACAACAGGTTCCTAAAACACAGCAGTTGGTTTTATTTCAGTAAAATAAAATATTTACTGGTGTCAGGTATGTTCATGCTTGCAGACCATCTAACCAGATGTCTTTTTCATACGGCTGGGGTCATGGATTACTAACATCTCGTCTAAGGCTTTCAGAAATAACATAAAAATGTGTAAAAAAAACACAAATTCATGTTTTTTTACGGGGTCTAAAAATATTTACTAGTCATACATATGAACTGGGTTTCCAGCGAAGCCAAAGAGGATAACCTATACGACTATCATCTCATCGATAATTTATTAAAAAAATCATAATGGGGTGGTTAACAATCTTGGGCTGTTGCCATTATATAAGTAATGATGCAATTGGAGATGCTTATAGATAAAAATTAATAAACATTTTTGACTCCAAGGAAAGGGTGACTATCAATTAGACTCCAGATGGTTGCCCTTTTTTGAGCAAAAAAAAGAGGCGGTACCCATAGGTGTAGATACCGCCTCCTGTGTGTGCCTCAACTGCCGATGAGGACTTCTCTTGATCTACTTTTACCAGATAGATCGCGGAGGATTTACGATGATCATTGGCCGTGACCACAAACAGAATATACCACTATTTTTCAGGCAGTATCAACAATTAAACCACAATATCTTGTATTTTTTTAGGCATCAAACCACAACATATTGTGTTTTTACGAGAAGCCAGTAAATAATATTTATATTTATTAAACGAGCAGGAATGGTGTTTGCTTCTAAAGCTTTACAACCAACCGCTGTATTTCTTCTCCCGAAAAACAATGCTCTGAGAGCCAGTAAAAACAATAGCCTAGTAAATAATAACTCGCAGCAGCGATTTTCCAGGGAATTTTTAAACGACTATCTCTCCAGACTATCTCTCTAGAAACCTGTCTGTGTTTGTTAGATTGACTTTTTTCAGGCCAAAAAAAAGGACGGCAACCACCAAAAGCAGTTACCGTCCTAATTTTTTTAGTCATATTGCAAAGCGATTACATAATCACTTGCTTCCATTTCAGTTAAGCACTCAGCATGAACACGGAATGCCCCATCTTTAAACTCCCTCTCTCGTCTTGGATCGCCTTCGATATAAATATCATTAGGCGTGATGTCCTCATCCAAATCAATCGGCTCCCCGCAACGATCACAATCAAGCGACATGCAATCGGCACAGAGCCAGCCCTTGTGAATTTGATCCTCCGCTGGGACTCGATTCACAAACTTGCCAGAGCCAAATGAGGTGTCCTCAAAACAAGATATGCACTGTTGACCAATGTTAAGAGTCATCATCGACCTCCAATCAATGTTGAAACTGCTTCTGGCCCTGCACTTATAGCCCTTCTCAGATAGTCATCTTGGTCATTGAAATGAGAATGCAATCTCTCAAGTTTGACCAACAAATTTAAATCATAATCTGACTCATCAGCTAGGCGTTCAGATAGCTCTATTATTATGTTTCGGAATGCTTGGTTGTAAGCAAATCGCCTTTTGGCTTTTGTTTTAACGCTCACGTTCTTATTAAAAACCTCACCTATCAAACAGCTATCAATCGCTTTTACATCTTTTTGTTTACCCATTGAAATCGCTCCTTACTTCAGACTCTGAAACATCAAAAGAGATTTCATCTTTGTCACTGTTGTACCTGAATTTCAAATACCGCAATTCGGTTTTTGGTCTATTCGGATACAACGTGTCTAGCCCGCTCTGTTTTATTTCTATTAGCTGGTTAAATATTTTTACCAACTCGCAGTCATAATCAGAAACCGACTTTCTTTCATTTCTATCAATGTGCCTATAGATGTTATTGCAAACATCTATGATTTTCTCAATAGAATTTCCCAATAGTTCTTCGCTCATAAATCCTCCAAATTTAAAAAGCATTCATTTAACTGATTTCGGCTCTTTTGAACCTCATCAGGCAAAAACACACATTTTTGCTATCAGTTTTGAAAAAACGACCTTCTGTAATGCGTTCTAAGACGTTTTCAGAGGGTACCCCTTATGATGGGTACCCCCCAAAAACGCTTTTCTTAGAGCGTATCGACCTCGACATAAATGAGTTCACCGAATGGCAAGCCCTCCGAATACAGACTTCTTTCAGTGACACACCAGAAAACTGGCACATCAGGCTCGACCTCTTCTGAGACACGCGCGAAGCCATCCGTAAAGTAAACAAATGCTTGCACGTTCTCAGAGTCATCCGTGTAGTCATTGAAGAGATTGAAGGGAGGGTCAAAGCGAGTACCACCTCCACCCCTAACCTCCAGTTTCAACTCATCACCTGAGTCTAGTTCGTAAGTGTCCCACCATTCTCCGTCCATATTTTTTCGGACAACAGTATCGCAATAGCAAACTCTGACTTTCTCCAAGCCACAATCAATAGCCATTGCTTCTAGCTCAGAAGCGAAAGTGTTTAGCTCTTGTTGAGTAACCGACCCAGAGGTATCAACTGCTACAACAAGTTCTCCACCTTCAGGAGATTTTGTTTTGCTTGGCAGATTGATGCCTCTCCAAGAATGCCTCTTGTTGAGTCGGCACCACGAATAGTCATCATTGACTGTAGACTGTAAGTATTCACTTAGCTGATCTTTCCAATCGACTTTGACTTCTTTCATTGCATCAACTCTTGAAGCGAAAGAAGACGTTCCATCATTCGACATTGCTTTTTCTAGCTTGTCAGAAAGCGAAACACTTCTTTGAATCTCGGTCTTCAGTTCTTCGAGTTCAGAGTCTGACAATGGTTTGCCTTCATCAGTCTGAGCATCCCAAACTTCTCCAAGAGGCATAGGGATTGTGTCTAAATCTATACTGCCAACTTTCTCTCCCGTGGATTGCTCCCCAGAAGAATATTTACCAGTATTAGATTTATCTCCACCCTCGCTTTCAGATTGTTGAGAGTCATCCTGACCAGAACCACTACTTTCGCTTTCGCTTTCGTTTTCGTTAGCTTCGTTAACAGAATCGATAGCGTTTTGCAGTGAGTCTTCATTGTTCATCAACTCTCGGTAAATGGCCTCGGCACTCATACCCCTGTACTGCTCGTCCCATAGGCCACCTTCAGGCAAGTCGAATCCCATTTCATATACCATGAATCCATTGATCGCATAATCTGTCGCATAGTTCCAAACTTTGAAATGCCTATTGCCTCTTCGCAATGGATGCTCCCAGACAACGTGCAATCCTTCGTGAACCATAACTCCCATGACTTGAATTTCCGTCACGGCCAGAACGAATTCCGAATTGTAAAAAATTCGTTTTCCGTCCGTAGCCATAGTCGGACATTCTTCAGGGGATAGCTCAACAAACTTATGCCTCAAAAGCATTGAAGCCATGCCAACCTGACCTTTCATTAATTTAGATCGACACTTAACAAGTTTCCGCAAGGGATCATTTTCAATCAACATCTTTCGTACCTCCGAATGCTTTATCAAGAAATCCACCCTTTAGTCCACCAATCGCATCATCAAGATTCTGCGAAACTTCTTTTCGCTTTTTGTCTCCGCTTTCAGAGCTATCTCTTAGAGAGGTAGCATCGTCGAACAAAGTAAAAACCTTGACTAGTTTTTGGTGTGCCTTATGGATTTCAGGCATGTTTCCAAGCACATCAGAATTAATAGCTGGTAACATTTCTACCGCATTGCGGAGATTATCAATGCTAGATTGATTGAAGAAGCTATCCTTTTTCTTCTTGGGATTGTACTCGCTAAGTTTTGTTGACAAGTGTTCGGCACTCTCAACAAGCGCACTAACGGTAACTACCATAGCTTCCTTGATATTGTTGTTTGCTCGATTGAGCGCATCCGCTTCAATTCGCTTTTGCATACGCTCAGAAGCAGTTATCCGAATATCAGTAGTGAACTCTGGTATGAGTGCAGTTTCCATATGAAATTTAAACTTCTTTCTGATCTCTTCGACAGATGGATAATTATCTGCGTCAAAAGCATCACCTAAATTTCTCTTAGCACCTTCTTTCATTGAATCGTAGTTTTTGCAAAAACCATCCACCTCCTTGTCCCATTCAATTTTAGAAGAATTAAATTTATCTTCTAACGTGTCCAGAATAGTGTTAGGGCATAGTCTCCAACCCTTTATCTTGTGACCATCTTCATCAATGTCTGATGCGTCCGACCACGGTAAAGTTTTTGGATTGAACCAATGATTCCTGAAAGAATTAGAAATACTACGAAAGTATTTGTTTATGTCGTGTCCGTAAATATGTTTTGAAGCCGGTACCAATTTCGCATCAACTACGTTATTAGCTTCTGCTAATTGCCTCGACAAATCGTTATCCTTTTTAATCCCAGACGGATGCTTGAAAGTCAAACGAACCAAAACACATTGTTGGGACAATGTACTACGACGTTCTTTATCCATGTTAAATCCTCCAATTTTTGATAGATAAATTGTTTCTGATTTCATGCTTTCGCAATCATCAGTTCGGATACACATCCGAATATCAGAAAGCACTAGGCTAGAGGGGATATATACCAGTAAATAATATATACCCCTCATGCTAGCAGGTTAGATTGTCAGGTCTTGGTTATCGACCTTGAACTTCGCGTAAGCAGAAGTTTCTTTCAACTCTGGCTTTGCACTGACAAGAGAGCGAACAAAAAAGATTGCATACTCAGGTGTTTGGAATCGTGAAACGTAATCCAAAGCATTCTCAAAGTATTCGACCAATTTCAAATCGCTTGCCTCTCGAATCACTGTGACCAGTGCCACGATTGTCGCGTACAGAATCCCGACAGAATCAGGAACCTCTACATCTTCGCCTCGAACAATCGCTTCCAAATCTGGAACCTGATCGCTCAAAGAAACGAAAGTGCAAAATTCAATCGCGGCAGTTTCCCCAACATCACATTTCGCAATGTCTTGCCACAGTGAAATATCAGGATTGGTTTTCAGCGTATCGCTTAACCTTGTCCATGCACGTGGACTCGCTTGTGGTGTTGTCACCTTAGGATCAAAGACGTTTAGCATATGAGGCTCTCTAGAAATGAATCCAGTTATTTGCATATGCACATCGTTTTCGGATGCCCATGCCAGCCAATCGTTAGTGTCATGCTCAAAGTCAATAACACTTGTTCGACCAACAACGTGAGAAGGGAGTTTGTTTGACCCTGCTCTATCGCTAGCACGATTGCCAGCGCAGACAATGTGCCAGCCCTCAGGAGAGCTGTACTCGCCTAGTCGGTTCTCGTAAACCAACTGACCAACAATCGCTTGGACAGAACCATGCGCTTGAGCGTATTCATCAAAGAAGAGCAATCCCCTTCCACCTATCGGTAGATTACCTAGAAATGCCCTGCCTTGTACGCATGTCTCATCCACATCTTTGATGTATGGCAATCCACCCAAATCGACAGACTCGTAAAGTGATAGTCGGAAGTCGATAAACCCAAACTGATTATCACTTGGGTTAATCTCATCGACTACTACCTCGGCTCCGTCTGCCAATCTGTTAGCCAGTTCTCTAACAACAGCAGATTTTCCAACACCTGTACCGCCCAGAAGAAAAGGCGAGTTACCCCCTCTCAGGACATATTGCATTAATTCTAATGCCTTACTTGGCTTCATAAATCCTCCAATCTATTCAACAAAGTTAAATCAGCTATCTGGTAGATAGCACCTATATAAACATCAGTTTATTTCGCTTGAATCTCACAAGCTCATCAGTAGGTTTGTTCGAGGACTATCTCTCTAGAATCCTCCCCCCCATGCCAAAAAAAACACAAAAAAAAATGATAAAAAAAATGGGGCCGAAGCCCCATTCTCATATCACCTCCTTAATTCCAGTTTCGCTCGTTTTCGCGTCCCGCGATTTGCAGTTCGTTTCAAATGCTTTGCGGTGCGACCCCATGAACCGGCAATTCGCCGACCCAGTTTTTTATCACTCATTATATTTAATCACCTCATAATGCTTCGCGGTACTTCCGCATGTTAGGCACTCATACGCTAAAGGCGGCTGTCCGCATCGTGAGCATATTGACCTGACATTTTGTTTAGCCTCTTCTTTCGACCAATCTGGCTTTTCTTTTTTATCGCTCATTTACCTTATCGACCTCCCATTCGTCTTCATCGAAATAAATATCAACTTGATAATCCGTGTCGCAAGTAATTGTGCTGGTTGCGTCTATAGCATCATCTTTCACCTCATCTAAACGATGCTCATTAACGTAATCCTCAAAATAATCTTCAACAGAATCATCTCGATCTAGATCGTACAATTCTCGAATTTCTTTTTTAGTTACATCAATTTCGACAATGCTTTTCAATTTAACAGTTCTAACCATTACTACTTGTAATTTCATTTGTCACCGACCTCATACCATTCGCTAGAATTGATTGGGAAATCACCTCGCGCTGTCGTGCAACGTGGCTGGTATTTTCGAGTATAGAAATGTGCGCTGGTTATCCCATTCAATCTTTCCATAGTCGTGCGAGTCGGCCAGCCAGATAACGTGGCATAAACTTTCCCATCTATAACTTCGATTATCTTATTGCCATGAAGCCAAACTGAATTTCCGTCTGTGTATGTATTACTGACAGTTTTCGGTTTGCCTTGTAACCAAGATTCTCGAATTTCTTGTGTCACTTTTCTCATTAAATCCTCCAATTTAAATTTGAGTTTCTTGATGCCCAGGACAACGCTAGAAAATATTATTTACTAGCCCCAGGAATCTCATCAGTGTGTTAATTCACAGACTCTGGAGCGACCTAGATCGCCCCATTCAAAGTTAGAAAAACATCGTAAAGTCGTTAGTCTTTTTGAGTTTTCCATCTACTCCGATATAGACCGGGATATGATGCCCGGTTTCAATCTCTTTTTTGCTTCTGGCTACAACATACTCAGAACCATTTTCTGCTTTGAAGTCGCCTAGCTTTTTTACCCTTCTCCATAACTGGTAGGGACTTTGGTTTTTTGTAATCCAAATCATTCTAATGGCCTCTCGTAATCGCTTCCCAAATGTTCCCGAATTCTTAGGATGATATCCCCTGAATTCACATTTCTATCGAATTGGAATTTATCGGACTCGACATAGTTTAGGAGAGACATAATGCAATCCAATCTTTGCCGGGCTATTTCTTCCCAATAGTCGCGCTGTTCGTGCAATTTCATATTTTCGCCTCACTTAGAATCGGATAGTTGATTTCATGATTGGTTTGCTCCTTGACCCCTGACGCTTCGCGCAGGGGCTCGTCCCGCAAACCATTCTTCAATTGCCTGTACGCATTCTTTACTTCGCGCTTTGGCAATCGCTCTTCAATGAAGTGATATGCATCAAAAAAGAACTCTGCTTTTTTATCGGCCGCCCGATATTTAACCTCATCGTCTAGCCCATCGTAGTACATAGCTAAATCAGCATAGTACTCATGACGGCAATATGACCTGAACCAATTCCGAACCAAAGATCGGTACGCATGGTTCACTGATTTTATTTCCCAAATATTAGCGAGGTATTCGCTTAATTCAGGTTTGTATTTATCAGTCATTTTCAATCCTCCAATTGAGTTTCTGCACCCCGAAATAGGATGCTCTTCATACACGTTAATTCGTGGACTCTGGAGGGAGCCTCTATCGTTTCGCTTGATTGTGTTAGCTGGCTTGTCTTAGCGATTCAGCTCACAATCAAAATCCCCGATAGAATTTTACTAGTCTTGTAAATTGCCCCTCGGCAAACCTAGTCAGTTCCAATCCGCGAACCTTCTAGTCTCTCTAGAACTCGCCACCTTATTTTATGATGCGGATTCAGTCAGGGGCTTGCGTGTCGCATCGACCTTCCCGACTTACTTCGAGTACATCACCCTATAGCATAATAGGGCACATCATTTAACGCAATATATTTGCTAGCAGTTTGTGAGCATATTCAATTCACATTTACTGGTTAATAATTGGCCCATGAGTAAAGACAAGAAACCAGATTTAAAACTGGTAGAAAAAACAAGCGACCTCACGGCAAAGCAGAGGGCATTCGTAAACGAGATAGTGAAGGGCAAGTTGGGTAGCTATAAGGAGGCGTATGCGTCCGTGTATGACGTGACGTTAACTAAAGCGGGAAAGATACCTAAATGGGTAGAAGTCGAAGCCAGCAAGCTTGTGGCAAACCCTAAGGTTGCACTAAGCATAAGGAAGGCTATCGAGCGTAAGGAGCAGTCTGTAACCGCGTCTGCTTTACGAACAAAGAACTACGTTATAGAACAGCTCTACAATGAGAGTAAACAGAGTGAGTCTGACTCAGCTCGAATAAGAGCACTCGAATTGTTGGGGAAGTCTGTCGCTCTTTTCTCAGATGTAGTGGAGGAGCGTACAGCTAGAGACACAAGCGACATTGAACGCGAGATAGAAGACAAGCTTACGCGCCTGTTGGATAGCTCAGACTAGTCAGACATATTTTCTAGCCCCACCTGCACTGCGCGATCACGCACCCACCCCCATGAAAGTCCCGACATCTAGCCCAGAACCGACCCCCACCCCCCGCACACACGCGCGGGTACCTGACTACCATATATACATA